ATTATAGTGTTCTGGGGACCGTTAGTTTCTGTTTTTAGAACATGCTAGACATATCATCTGGAAGATTCTTATCGCTTCTGATTTCGATGAAGCGGGGTAAGAATAAACTGCGTCCCCCAAACTTATCAGTGATGGTCTCGTTATACTGGACTGCTGTTATTCTGCCGATGAGATCGTCTGCGTTCTGACTCAGAGACTTTAGATCTGCATCAGTAAATCCAGATCCAATTCTAACTTCCAGAGTTCTGCTTGCGTCTGTGCAGATTAACCCTCCAATGTAGCCTTCTCTCTTGCCCTCTCCAGGGTACCATCCAACTACCTCAAGATCACAGTCCTGGATCTGCTTTAACTTCACCCAATTTCTGCTTCTCTTGCACTCGTAGACGTGGTCTGCACACTTGAGGATAACACCTTCTCCGCCCAGAGAAATTATCTGATCGTAGATTCCATGAACTTCTTCCATCGTGTCTGCCACCCACTGACGGGCGAGCTTAATCGAGCTGCTCGGGGGGAGAAATTCAAGAAGGGATTCTAAGTCCTGTCTTCTCTTGAGATAGGGGGTACTCCCCTTTCCAGACTCCAGAACCTCCGACTTTTCAACATCAAAGACGTTGAAGATAAATCCCTTGTCTATATCGTCAGGAGCAGTTCCCTTTAAAATCTGGGTGACCTTTCCAGAAACAGACTTTCGGTTTAGATCGGTGAGCTCCCCGTCGAAGAAGACGTCTTGGGAAGTCTCAGAATCACTAAGAACTTTAATTAGATCGGACTCGATCCCGGACAGTTTAGACTTGTCCAACTCGTTGAAAGCCCTCGTATAAAATTGGAATCCGCTCTTGTTTCCTTTGGCTATCACTCGAACCCCGTCGTACTTCTCTTCGCAGTAGATCTTATCCCACCCTACTATCTCCTTCTGATCGTCTGAAGCCAGCATTAAAGAAGGATCAGGAATTAGTTCTCTTCCCACCGTCTTGTTGATTAACTTGGCTCCAATTCCAATGTTCATCCTCTTGGTGAGAATCTTCATCAAAATAACCCTAAGGTTGATGTCTTCTGCAAGGTCTTCCTCCTTGATTGTGCAGTTGATGAGGTGATTTGCTCTGGCTCTAAGTGCGTCGTTTGCTGCAGGGGCTTTTTTTAGATCTTCTATTAAAGACTTGAAGGTCTCAAATCCAGGAAATTCCTCCTCAATAATCTCATTAGACATCTCCAATTTATGAAGCTTAGTCGTAATGAAAGGGTTAAAGCAGACGTCTAGAATGTAGAGCATCTCTTCCGATAGATTATCGGAAATTAATTTTTGTTTTTCTTTCTGTGATCCGTTCCCAGTTAGGGATTCAACGGCTAATAGGACTCTGAGTTCTTTTTTCATGTAGAGGATATCTTACATGAATATACGGTCTCAATTAGAGGGTGAATGCTTCACCTGCTGCTTCTCCTCCACCTTCTTTCTTGGCCTTCTCTGCTTCATCAGCTTCTTTCTCCTTGAACACCTTGTTCTTATCAAACTCGTCTTTAGTGAGGGGAAGGAATCTTCTGATCAAGAAATCTTTATCGAAATAGGGTTTTTCTTCCTCCCCGACTTTCATCTTGATTTCACCAACAGAAGTGATAAAGTCGGTTGCTTTAGTTAAATGTGCAAGATCTAACAGCTTCTGGAACTGATTTTCACTGTAGTATTCTAGACCTAAATCTGCTTTAAATTTACGGTCTTTAGAAAGTTCAGGGAAATCCAGACACATCTGAATGTACAGAGGCTTAACTACAATCTCCTGGAAGATCGATCTAAGTCTAATTAAGAACTTTTCGAATCTGATTTCGTCTCTTTCCAACTGATCTATCGAGATCTGATAGTTGGCAGGGGCTGCCCCTCTGCCTGCAAATCTTGCATAAGGAATCTTAGAATCTAGCTTCAGCTTATTGTAGAAGTAAATGACATTTTCCATGACGTTAAAGTCTGGACCATTGGCATTAAGAACATCGATCTGAGGGGAAACCCCATCCTTTTCAGGGAATAGATAGTTCTTGTAGAACTGGATTTTAGGTGTTCCGTTCACTAAAAGTTCTCCTGATGTGTCGTTGATAGAAACCTCTTCTTTATAGGAGGACATTAGCTGTCCCAAGGTCTGCATTGCTTTCTGCTGGGACTGGGACCCAACCGGGATGACAAACTTAAGTCTATATGAAGCGTTCATCACGTTCCAGATGACTCTGGTGTTCTCCATTACCCTCAGGATATTGTAGGATCTAATTAGTCTCTCCACGTAGCTGACTCTGGAAATAGCATTTCCCTTAGCGTATGAGATATAGATGATCTGCTCAGACTTTAGTCTTCTAGTAAGCTGATTGTCTTTAGGATACTGTATCCAGATCTGTTCAAAAGATCCATCCGGAGCTTTCTCTGTTGATGGCTGGAGTGAAGTTGGATCAAGTTCTTTGAACCCGACTATCTTCTTTCCGTCTGTAGAATAAACAATTTCAAATGCAAGAAATCCATCAATCAAGAACTGCTTAAATAGCTGCCAGGCAAGGTTGTTCTGCTGGAAGCCATACAGCATATAGATCGTCTTAAAATTCTCTTGGACCTTGTCCAGAATTGTATCCTTTAGATCTATATTGTTTAGAGCTGGATAGGCAAAGAAATTCTTATCGTCGTAGTTGATTGCTTCATCTGTGATTGTCTCTAGAATAAAATCAATCTCCCCGTTCAAAGAAAACTTTCTAAGAAAGTCCCTCTTACCAAGGTAGTCCTTGTCGAAGTAGGCGATATACTTTCTAATCTTGGTGTCCTGATACCCAAGGGTCCAGTAGAAAGCGCTGTCGTTGGTGAATCCTGTTCCCTCTTCGGTAAACATCTGGGATTCAGTCTCCCCAATAGCCTGTGAATTACGAATGACCATGTCTTCGTACTGCATCCCAAACTTGCCGATTCTACTTAAATTCTTGTAGACCTGGGTTAGGAACCTATTCTGTGGATTTGCGTCTAAAAAACCTGCCATTTCTTCTCTTTATCTTAGGTTGCTGGTGGTGCTGGGGCTGGAGCTGCTGCCGGTGCTGCTGGTGCTGCCCCTTCCGCTGGAGGTGCTCCCTCTTTTCCCTCTTTTTTCTTCTTCTCTTCGGCTTTTTTAACCGCTTCTGCGTTTGCCTTGATGTCGTCTGCACTTAGACCAAGATAGTTCTCCACCAAATAAGGAACCGAGAAGAATCCTCCTCCGGTGTCGTCAGTTAATGAAATTAACTTATCAACTGCTTCTTTCTTCTTCAGAATGATCTCCATCTCTTGGTTTCTCTTGAACGGGTTATCCGAAATAAAGTCCAAACCAAGCTGGGACTTAAACATGTAGTCTTTCTCAAGTTCAGGAAAATCCTTACACATCTGGATCCAGAGAGGCTTAACTAGAATGTCCTGGAAGGCTGTTCTCAGTCTATTGATGAACTTGGCAAATCTAATTTCTTGCTTATCGAGTCCTTCGGCTGCATTTGCATATTTTCCCATTGTTCCCCCGTCTGGGCCGGTAAATCTAGAATTTGGAACCTTGGATTCGTTGATCAGCTTATCGAAGAAGTATGCAAGAGGAGCGGGGTCGTTTAGATTAGGACCCACATTGTTTAGAGGTTCGATGGTCGGTGTTCCATTTACTCCGGAAGGCATCAGATAGTTTTTAAAGAACTGCACCTTAGGTGATCCGTTCACGAAGAGTTCTCCACTCTGGTCGTTCAGGGAAACATCTTCTTTATAGATGCTCATTAGTTCCCCTAGAGTCTGCATCCCCTTCTGTTGAGATCTAGTTCCGATTGGAACCGTCATCTTCATTCTGAATGAAGCATTCATCACAGACCAGATAACCCTCGTGTATTCGATAATTCTAAGGATATTATAGGGTCTAATCAGTCTTTCTGTATAGCTGACTCTAGAAACTGTATTTCCTTTTGCGTAGGAAATATAGATGATCTGCGAGTCGTAGAGCATTCTTTTCTTTCTAGGATCCTTAAAATACTGCCACCAGACGTTTAAGTAGGTTCCGTCCATCTGCTTTTCCACAGAAGGCATTAGGGTCATAGCATCTAGCTCTTTAAAGCCAATGACGTTCTTTCCCTTATCGTCGTAGATAATCTCAAAAGCAACATATCCATCCACCAGGAATTGACGGAAATACTGCCAGGCAGTAATATCGTCCGTGAACCCAAACATGTCGTAGATTTTCTTGTAGTTGTCGTTTAGTTTATCAACAACATTATCTTTTAAACCAGTAAGGTTTAGAAAAGCTGGATAGGCAAAGAAATTGTGGGTGTCGTAAGAAATTGCTTCGTCGTTGACTGTATCTAGAATAAATTCAATCTCAGGATTAAGAGAAAACTTTCTTAGATAATCCCTCTTTCCCTTGTAGTCTTTGTCAAAATAAGACACATACTGCTTAGAGGTTGTATCCTGTCTGGCCAAGGCATAGAGCATGGTCTCGTCCTCGATCATTCCCCTCTTTAAGAAAGCAGCCTCGGTCTGGCCTACCGCTTGGGAATTCTTAACCACCATGTCCCCGTAGTTCAAACCAAAGTTGCTCAGATTCTTAACAGAATCTCGAATTCTCTGGAAGATGGGACTGCCCTGTGGATTATCTGTAAAACCTGCCATTTATGATTATCGTCTTTAAGTTATAGACCCAACTACTGTTTTAATTTCGACCTATAGTTAGTATATATCTCATTGACCGGAAGCCCCTGTACAGATGTATATTTAAGAAAGGGAAGTTTGCACCAGTCGGTGTAGTCTATCCACTTGACATTCTTCATAAACTGGAACTTGAATCCAGTAAAAGAAGCAGAATACCCGGTGTCTTTAAATAAAAAAGGAAGGTCTTTAGAGGTCAGTCTGACCTCTTCTGGGGTTTCCCCTTTAGCAACTCTCTTCTGATTGGCCTCCACTGTGGGTTGAAATTTATCCCAGAAGTTCTGTAGGATCTCCAGTCTTTGCTCAGGAGGGGTCAACGTTAAGTCGATGGACTTAATGATTACATCTTTCCCTATTCTCTCGGAAGAGATATAAAGGATCAGGGGGTTCCTGTTGATGTATTGAACCTTCTGGCTGAGCTCAGTGTCTGTATCATAGTTGAAGAAGTAGACGTTGCCAGGAATCATCGTTCCAGTAAACTTTAGGGATCCACCCGGACCACCAGATCCATATTTATCCAGAAAATAGAGGTCGGTCTTGGTTGCTAGAGAAGCAACTGAAGGTGCTTCTTTTCTGTATTGAATAATTTGTTCTCTAAATTCCATGCGAATTAAGGACTTTTAAATAGGAAATTCTCGTCGATAATCCCGAACGTGTAGTCTCTCTTGGAAGCCCATTCTCTGGCAGCTTTAAATTTAGCCTGGTTGGTGATCCAGAGCTGCATGTGTTGATTATAGGCCTTAAGCTTAGATAGGGTCTCGGGTTGAGTTAAAACTGGCTTTCTGTGTTGGGATTCGGGTTTAATCTCGATGATCCAATCCCCCTCCGTCCCATCATCTCTGAGAACTCTAATGTAGAAGTCGACGTTGTAGATGTGTTCTTTTTTGTCTAGTGGATTGTAGTAAGGGATCTGAAGAGGTTCAGAAGACCACTTTAGAATGTTTGGATTAGAGTCGCAGTATTTGCAGAATCTAAATTCCCAAGAAGATCGATAAACTATTTTGTGGATATCTCCGATGTATTTGTCTGGATTAACGGGGGAGTAAAGTCCAGACCTATAATTTCCACTAGGCTTTACTTTCTTAATCGACATAAATGTTAAACGTTGTAAGAATTTTCCTCTCCTGTGATATGGGAGAAAGGAATAGTCTTAGGAGCCTTTGGTGGATGGATCTTTTTCCATCCTTTAGCAAATCCGTTTTTAGCAATCTGTGTGTAGTAGGCAAAAGGATTGTTAGATTTTGCCGGGTCGAATCTGTTCCAGTATTTACAGAGATCCTCCATAGCAAAGGCCATACAATCAGCCTTATCTTCTGGGTCTTTGTATGCCATTTTCTTGGATATTCCATTGATCATCAGATAGAACATAGAGATGGTCTCAGGGGTTAGAACCCCTTTTTCTTTGGATTCCATGATTGCCCTCATCAGGTCTGCATTTTTTACGTAGTCTGCCATTTATAAGTTTAGTGTAAATAATAAATCCGCACTTAATGTATTATATCATTTAGTGCGGATTTGGTTTCGGGAAATTTCCCTAGTAATTAATCTTCTATCGTAGGGATCTCATCATACCAGCTCTTTTCTCCCTTTTCAGGGGCTTTTACTGCTGGTCTGTAGACTCTATCCGTAGTTCCAGTTAGGATTTTATTGATTGTCTTGTCTATGGCATCATAGTCTACCTGGGAAGAACCAGAAGGCTCTTGGGTGACTTTTCTCATGATTTGATTGTTTGCTCCAAGAAGTCTAGTCTTAATAAGTGTTCTAAGGTTTCCGTAGATCTGTCCGTCAGTAAGACCTGGCTTATCAACGCTTCTATTCCAGTCCTGGAGAACGTCTTTAAGTGTGATAGCAATCACCTCGTCGAACTGTTCGTCGCTTAAGTTTGCCCATCTTCTTCTGAATTCACCATATGCAACAGAGTTGATCAGGTCGACAAACATCTTTGCTAGTTTGTGGGTAACTGTTCTAACCGGTCTGCGGGGGTTTCCCAGCATCTTGATATAAACTGTTTCTCCTTCTGCTAGAGATTTCTTAACCTCGTCGGCAAGTTCTTTCTGATCGATGAATTTTTTAGCCTCTGAGATAGCTCCTTCAAAGTAGTTATCTGGCTGAACATCAATAAAAAGGGTTTCCCCTAGGAAAAGTTGTTTACCTTCTAGTAAAAAATCTTCAAATGATCTAACGTTCTTCATGATTATTTCTTAGTTTTTCTAGCTTTTTCGTCAGCCTTTAATAAAAACTTAACGTAGTCCATTGCTTTAGTTTTGGTTAGTGGATAATCACCGGTTAGATCACATTTGATTCCGTTATCTTTTACCTCGATTGTGCACTTTACCCCATCGACGTCTTTCGTCAATTTATCTCCTCTCATGGTGTAACCAAATGCGTTGGTAGCCATGTCGATGAAATTTTTCTTGAATAAAGGGTTTACTGCATTAGCAGGACCTTTACCAAATGCTTCGTATAGTTGTAAATTTTCCATAGTATGAATTTGTTTATTTTTATATATCAAAAATTATTCTTTTTCGTCTCCTTCTTCGTCTTCACGAGAAATGAGTGCATCTTCAGACTTTTCTTTTCCGTCTGGAGCTACACTCATCTTTCCTTCTGAGCTTTCTACGTCTGGCTTTGATTTTTTAGCTTCCTTTTCTTCGTTCTCAGGAGCAAAAGACCAAACCTTACTTAGAGCCGATTTTAATTTTTTTTTAGTTCAGGGGAAGGTCTTTCGAAACCTTCGTTTAGATCGCTAAGCATCTTTTGAACTTCTTCAGAATCTTTATTCTTCATGATGTAGTCTCTGATGTTCGCTAGAGTCTCGTCAAGATTATATCCCATTTCTGAGTTAAGCTCATAATCAACTTCTCCGTCTGCACCTTTTGAAGGGGTTTCTGCTAGTTCTGCAGTATCTAAGTTGTCAATGTCTGCCTTATTAGAAGCTTTAGGATCTAAATATTCAACTTCGTATCCAGCATCTCCTTCTACTTTACCTGGTGAGATAGCGAAGTTAGGATCTGTCGTGTCTTTGGTAGGAACTTTAGCACCTTTTTCTGGAGCTGTTACTAGTTCAGCTGTAGCTAAATTATCAATCTCCGGGCTGCTAGCTTTAGGAAGGTCAATCTTAATAGCATAGTCTGCATCGTGCTTTCCGCCTGGGGCTTCAGCTAATCCTGGGCTTAATTTTGAAAGATCAGAAGCTTCGTCCATTTTAGTCTTTCCTGACTCTGGAGCTTCAGCTAATTCTGCAGTGTTCAAATCATCGATATCTGCATTTTTAGCGGCCTTAGGCTCTGGAGCTTCAACTTTATAGTCTGCTTTTCCTTCTTCTTTTCCAGGAGCAGATGCTAGATTCATAGCCTTTAGCCCTGATTTTTCCCATTCTGTAGCCATGTTAGTTCCCTTTGGTTTTCCCTCTGGTGCAGCTACTAAAGAATCTTGAGACTCTTCTAGGTTGTATCCAATCTCGTCGTTAACTTCGTAGTTGGTTGGTTTGTTTTTGCTTTCTGGAGCTTCCTCTAGATTTGCATCTTTAAGATTCTCAACGTCTTTTTTACCGTCTTGGTCTTGGGTCTTAGCTGAAGGTGCTTCTGCAGTGCTAGCCTTTAGAACCTGAGCTGGAGTTTTACCATGAACTGGCTTTCCTGATGAAGGTGCTTTAGCTAGTGGTGCATTAGATTCTTTTACTTCTTCTCCTGCTTCTGCATTTTCTTCTGAATCTTTATTGAAGGCATCTTCAAGATCGATAATATCTTCAACACCAAAATCTCCGGTCTTTCCGCTATCCAATAGAACAGTATAAGAACCTGAAGTTGTATCTACTGAAATAATTTTTCCAGTGTTTCCGTTTTCTTTTACTTTTACATAGTCACCTACGGTAAATTTAGAATCTTCTAACAAATCATCGTTAATCGAGATGGAGTTGTTTTCGATAGAATCTAATTCTGCATTGATGGTAGACCACTTAGACTTAAGAACCTGAAGTTCTTTTTCAAGTAGAGAATAAGCATCAGAAAGCTGCTTAGATCCTTTGTAAAGAGGATTAGTAGCAACTAGAGATTCGATCTTCTGCATTTCAGACTCAACAATTGAAATATTCTCGATCACTTTCTTTCTATCGTTGATCATGATAGATTTGATTCTCTTCTCTCCGTCTAAGAATTCGGTTAGACCTTCTGAAATGTCGTATTTCAAAAATTCTTTCACCATATTAACTGCTTGAGATCCGTTAACTGCAAATAGAGAATTTTCTCTCATTGCTTCATTAACTCTCTGCAAGAAGATTTTGCCGTTCCATTTAATCAAGCTAACAGAAGCCCCTTCATAAACTTTAGAGATTACTGACTTAGCAAAGTCTAGCTCTACCATTTTGTCGAAGTTCTCGTAAAGTCTGATAACGTCAGAGATAACTTTGCTTTCGTTTGTTCCAAGTCCTCTAGAGATTCTGAAAGAAATCAATTTAGCAAGCTGATTATAGTCTGCAAAATTAGCAAGGTCGTTGTTTAGATAGATCTTAGTCTCGTCATTTTCGTTAACGATAGAGATCCTAGTGTCTCCAGCATAAACGTGGATTCCCTTTTCGTCAGTCTTAACTGCTTCTGAGTAGAAGGCTTCAAGAAGGCCCAAGAAATCTTTGTCCATGTTAGCAATATCTCTATTGGATAGTTTTCTAACCCCTTCCGAGCTTCCTTCGAATAGGGTTTTTCCGATTCCGAAGATGGTCTTATTTCCTTCAACTAAAACAGGAGAATAGATTTTCTTAACTTCCGAGTTTCCGTTGATGGTTGGAATATTCATCTTAGAGCTGTTAGACTCTAGGACAGTCAATGTGTTGATTAGATTTTTAACGATTGGGTTGAAAGACCAAACTCTAAGGTCTCTAGAAAGAGCAGCAACTGATTTACCCTCAGAAACTAACCACTTAGAAATTGATTCCTTAACAGGAGAATAGAAATCAGAACTTCCAGCATTAGCAATCTGATATAGGGCTTTAGAAGCCTCAATCTCAGGTCTAAGTGTATTGCAAGACTCAGTAACTCTATTTACTGCAGCCTTAACGCTTGCATCCCAAGAATAGTTAGAAAAATCGGAAATGAAAGCTTCAGCAACCCAATATTCAGGAAGGGCCTTATTCTTAATTAGATTAACGTAGTTCTCGCAAAGGATTTTAAAGCTTCCGTGCTCGTAGATTCCCTTCTTAGAAAGATCCAGAATAGACTCTAGGATTCCTAGCTTCTCAACCTGGTTAGAGATCACAAAAGACTCTGCAGATTTATCAAACTGAGCCATCTGACCGATAGCTTCGTTCAAACGATTTTCAATCTCGGTAGTGGATCTTTCCTCGTCTTTTACCCCGTCGACATAAGATCCAGAGGTCTTAGAGAATCCTTTTCCGATACCTCCCCAAGATTCAGCAAGCATCTTAGCTCTAGATTTAGATCTGTCTAGTTCTTCGTTTCTTAAGGCTTCTAGCGGAGAAATTGTGTTCTCTACTTTTGCCTCTATAGCTTCAACTACTTGAGACTCATTGATAGATGTGTTGCCGTTCTTCAATTCTGAAATGTAGGCTTCACACAGATCTTTAACTTCTCTGGATTGAGTAGTTTCTTTTAGATTTTGTAATTTGTTTATTAAATCCATTTTTCCTGTTTGTTTTTTTACAGATTATATATCTTCCCTCAGTTGAGGAAATTTTTCTCTTATATATTCAATCTTTTTTTAGAAATAGATTGATTTTTTTATCTGGCTACCATTATTTCTAGCTTCACATCCATTGCAGCATGCGGGTTGGTGATTGTGATTCCACCTCCGGGATAAGCAAGAACCTGACTAGATAAGTTCCATCCAATTTCTTCGGAGTCGATAGACCCACCTGGGTTACCGGAAAGAATCATTAATTCACCAATAGGATAAGTCTTTCCCTCATAAGTCCAAGTCAAATACTTCTGATTTTGTGGGGTTCCGTTAGTTGGTCTGGGAACTCCAGGAACTACGGGTAGTTCTGCATTATAAAGAATAGGGCTCACCGGTGAAGGGTACTTAACTTTAATTGCTATCCATCTAACAAATCCCTTGTTGTCGGTCAGATCTGTCTGGCTCAACATCACAGAGGTGTTAGACTTTAGACTTATTCTCATTCTAGAATATGCCTTTACGGAGAGGAGGATATCAGCAAGATTGAAAAAAGTAACCTTAGCAGTGGTGTTTCCCTCTTCCAGGACGAACTTGTCCTTAAAAAATACAAATCCTGGGATGTTATCGGGTGGGCATATAATCGGTCTAGAAGCCATTAGTTAGCTGTTAATATTGTGATTCTCACGGTGTAGTTCGTGGGGTTTGTAAAAACAAAACCTGGTTCAATTCCGGTGTATCCAGGTTCAAGACTTGGATCAACCTGCCAGCCATACCAGTTAGAGGTGGTTTTAACCGCTCCACTTAAAACCATAAATTGCCCCATCGTGTATCTAGGGGAATTTTTATAGTTCCAGTAAATAACATTATCCTCAGCAGCGGTAAGGTGAGGAAGATATTCAGCTTGAGCCATCAGAAGGCTGACCTCCCCGTAGGTTGTATCAAAGTTTCCGATGTCGAAATTAATAGAAGACAAGGCAGCTATGTTGAAAGTCTGCTTCTGGTAGTTGGAGAAAGACTGAAGGGGATGAAAAAAATCCACCAAATTAAGAGTTTCCTCTGTCTCCTTCTGCCAGGCTACGTTTACCGCAGTATTATAGAATCTGACATTGTGCGGATCGTTGAAATCTGCAAAGGTAAGATTAACTCTTCTTAGAGCCGTTTCGTTTACTGCTATAATAGCATAATCAACGAGGAAATCTGCAGATCCGCCGGGGGGAAGGATAGGGGAAGCATCCCCGTCTGCAACAACAAGAATGGTCTGGTCGTTCGATGCATTACCGCCGTCATAGTTGTCGGGTCCACCACTTCCGGTTATTCCAGCAATAAACTGCTGTGCCTGTGCCTCGTTTTCATTCATTTTAGTCTTCTTATAGTCTAGTTGGATTAAGATGAACGCTACCAGCGTTGTCTATAATTCCGGTATTTTTTCTAGGTGCATTGGAGTTTACTGGAAGAATGTCAGACTCAACAGATTGAATTCCGTTTCCGTCTATTACTACGTCTCCGTAGTAACCAGGAACAACCTGAGGGGTTTCCCCGTTAATTGGTTCTTCTGTCTGTGGTAATTCCTCTTCCTGCAGATCCTCAGCCATTTCATTAAGGACTAGGTCTAACTCGTGATCTTCGTCCCTTTCTTCGGTCTCTGGTTCTTCTTCTAAACCATCCATTAAAGTTACCTCCCATTCTTTCATCTCTTCTAAATCCCCCGGGGTATAAATTTCCTCTTTGGTCTCAATCTTTTTTTCTTCAACCTTAGCTACTTCTTCTACTACAGCCTCAACCTGGGGTTCAGGTTTAATGTAGTCCACCAGAGACTTGACGAATCCAAGTGCTACTAGAGGAAGGATCGCTCCAGAAACTGCGGAAAGAACTCTCTTTTGATAAACAATATCTTCCTCGATCAGTCCAAATAATTCTGACCACCCTTGAAAGTTCTCCATATGGACGAACGCATAGTACATATTACCCTGCATCTGCATGAGGGTAATGGTTCCAAATAGCATCCACACAAGAGTTTTGTTCATCTTGTCCAGAATAACTAGGGAGGCCAAAGATGCAGCAGCACCCAATTCGAAAGCAATTGCAAGGGAGATAGCAAGCCACTGAGGGTTAGAGAGTTTAAAAAACTCAATTACGTGGATAGTAGAAATAATACTAACCAATAAGTACAAGGACACAAAGGTTGCAATAATAGACCTATGTACAAGTTTGTTCTTCATCTGAAATTTACTTGACTTGAAGCTTCTTTATTTCCTGATCGATTACAGACTGTCTATTGACGTCTAGGATTTTTCTGTCTACGGACTGAATCATTCTCTTCTCGGCTTTTAGTCCTTCAATTTCTAGATCCCTCTTGTTTGGAACAGTTTCTAGTGTTGCTTGAACTTTCTTAAGCTCTTTTTTAACTTTGTTCAACTCAGAACCTGCTCCGCAGGACTTTAGAAAAGTTAAAAGCAGAAGAACTAAAATAATTTTAGTCCCATGCTTGGATAAAAAATTGTCTAATTTATTCATGATTTTAAAATTTTAAATTATCTTGTATATATCCCAGATAAAAAATAATCCACTGGGAGCAAAAAAAAGAGCACCGATTAGGATGCTCTTTTCTGTTGATTTTATCTTTTTATACAGTACCGATCCCTTGTTGAGCAGCAACTAGGTCTTTTTCTAAAGACTGGATAGCTTCTGCATCTTTTTTAACTTCTTCCAAAGCAATGGAAATAGGCTTGAATAAGTCGATGAAGCTCTGTGCTTCTTTTAAACCTTTTCCTTTGGTCTTGGAAAGAAAATAGTGGGTAGCTTCCAGAGGAAGAGATCCCAAGAAAATGGTATTGTCTTTTACCCCTTCTTTCTTAAGCCCGCTAAGGATCTTATGAACCTCAATTACTCCCAAAGACTCGGTTTGAGACCACTCTGCATGATTTTCTACGAAGTCAATTAAGGAACTTAAAAGAGATGAACTAAGCTTAACCGCATAGACTTTCTTCCCGGTTTTTTCCTTCAAATCTTTAACTTGATCTTCCAAGGACTTGATCTTGGTGTGGTCCAACTTGTCCAAAAATCCTTCAGAAAAATCAGCAGTTGATACCCCTGTATAAGGAGCAGAGATTTCAGTTGAAGACATTGGGGTTGGAATTGGGTTTTTTTCTTTCTTAGTAGTCATTTTTTCTAATTTTTATATTTTATGTTGTTTTGATTAAAAAGTTTCATTTAGACATTAAAAATGTCAAATTCTTCTCTGTTATTTTGAAGATAAATCCTTAGGTGATCTCTGAGGTCTTTAATCGGGTGGATTTTAGCTGGTCCTTCTGGACCAATATGACAGAGAAACCCACCGTTTGTTTCTAGACCAATCTCGTCTTCTAGAATCAGCCGATAAAGACTAACCTGGATAGAATATTCGTTGAGGTGATTCTCAAACAGGTGGGAAAATGGATGGAGAAGTTTTTTATATCTTCCTTTTGGGTGGTCGTCGGATCTAAATTCCTTGTTGGTCTTCCAGTCTCCTATCAGGAAAAGAACCTTCTGCTGCTTCTCGTCCCACATAATGAAGGGCTGATCTATCGTTCCAGCAAGTCTCCATTTTTTAGAAAAGACCTTCAGCTCCGAAGTTAACGGAACTAGATTCTTAAACTTGGATTCGTAGAGAGATAAGAATTTATTGATTCTCTCTATGAAGGCTTCGTCCTCGTTGGGATCAAGATCTCTAGATCCTCCACTCCAGAAGTCTTCTATCCATTTGTGGACTCTCGTTCCTAGGTCATTCGCAACATCTGCCTTTCCTTGCCATTCGTCTAGAACGACAGAAACATCAACACCTCTTTCGGCTGCCTTCTTCTTAGACCAATACTCCCGATCGAAGGGAACTTTAAATCTCTTGATGTAGGAAGTTACCGAATCATACTTAGTCTTCTGGTAGTGATAGGTATGGGCTTCCTCCTCGAAGACGAAGTTCGGATCTTTAAAAACGGATATCTTCTGGACTAGATCTCTTTTAATTGGTTCTAAATCCATGGTCTTATTTAAAATAGTGACCTATCCAGATTAAAATTTCCTGCCTGTAGGCAATTAGATAGCAGAGACCAACTACCTCGGCCAGAAATCTAAGAATCCAAAGAATAGTAATGTGTCTGAACAGGAAGGAATAAACAACAAGATAAGACTCCTCGTCTGTTCCTTCGACCGGATTGATTACCGGGGTAAGAAGTTCTTGAAGACTTAATCTGGTTAGGTATTCGTTGATTGGTTTTGTCTTATCGAAGACAAAGGAAGGCCTAGCATATTTAGGGAAGTCAGGGGACTGAGTTACCTCAGGCGGAAGATTGACAACAGTGTAAATTCTGCCAAACCAGTCTCTTCTAAGTCGGAGTTTCCCCCATTCGGAAGAATCTAGAGACTGCTTCTTTATTTCGGAAAGATATTCTCGGTAGAGACTCAATTCTTTCAGTACTTTAAAAATTCTAAGCATAGGTTTTTTCTTATTATAGATGAAACTATTTAGTTTCCTCCATTCTCAAACGAATTTTATTTCTGGCTCTCCTAATTCTAGTAGCAATAGATCTCTTTTTGATCCCGTATTTCTCTGCTATGTCTTTATATTTCATTCCGTTAATCTCACGATCGATCATAATGTCTCGATAAAGAGCAGGAAGGGACCTAATTTCTTCAATAGCAATCTCGTACATATCATCTATCGTGTTTCCCTCGTTAGCAAACTTCCAAAGGGGATCATCATCTATATTATATGATGGGTTCTTCTCCTCGTTCTGGGAGGAAGAATATTCTAGATCCTCTATTGAAAGATGAACATACTTCTTTCTGGTCTTTAGTAAAAGTAGAGACTCGTTTCTGGCAATGTTGTAGCACCAGGTGGAAAAATTACCTCTCGATTTGTCGTACTGTTCAATCTTCTGCCAGACTTTGGCCATTGCATTTAAGAATGCATCTTCCGCTAACTCTGCCTCTTTTAATATGGAGTAGCAGTGATTTAGCACTCCGGGTTTAACTCTTTCGTAGAGTAGTTTAAAACTTCTTTCGTCTCTAAATTCGATAAAATTGTTTGCAAGTGTCTGGATGTTCTTTTCCTTTTTAATTTCTTTTTGCATGATTTCTCTTTATATTTTTCTTTATTTTTGATTTATAATTCTCCAATTCTAACAACTTCGATCCCGGCTTCATATAGGAAGTGCAGGGACTCCGTTTTTCTATAAATTTCTTTAAATACAACTCTCTTGATCCCGGATTGAATAATAAGCTTTGAACATTCAAAGCAAGGGGATGCTGTGATATAGACTGTTGATCCGTCTGAACTGTTTGTGCTCTTGGCAAGTTTAGTGATTGCATTTGCTTCTGCATGAAGAACATACGGTAAAGTTGTATTGCTATCGTCTTCACACTGATTTGGGAACCCCGAAGGACTCCCATTATATCCATCGGAAATGATGGACTTGTTCTTAACCATTAGACATCCAACCTGCATTCTCTTGCAGTGGGAATTGGTTCCCCAGATTTCTGCCATCTTAAGATAGACCAGGTCTGTCTTAAGGGTCTTCTCATCTAGATCGAGATCTTCTACTGAATTTCCGTATTTAAAGGTCCATTCTCCTGGGGAAGCTTTCCAAAAAGGGAGAGCTAGTTTATTTGGGTCTCCAAAAGTCAGCTGGAGGAATTCTTTTTTTTGGTAGTCTGTCATTTAGTAGTTTTTTAGATCGCTTACATCAAATATACGGACCTAAATTCTATCAACCAGGAAAATATAAAATTATTCCAACATGTTTGACGTCGGACGGAACGGCTTGTTGTTTTTGATGGCTAGCGGTCCGCTCAAGGTGGTGTTGATAGCAGCAAGAAGGCCTTTAATGTCCTGGATGTCCTGGGAAGAAATTGGAGCTTCCTTTCCCTTGTCAGAGGAACTACTTCCGGCTGAGACTGGTGCGGAAGATTTGTTCTCTTCTTTTTTAGACCCTGGAGATTGAACTGCAGCAGGAAGGGTTTCTTTCTTGCCTTCAGACTCTCTTTTAACTTCTGCCTGTGGTTTTGGTGCCTCTGGCTTAGCTTTAGATTGATCTTTAAGGATAGTAGTCTCATTCTTCATTCCCGATTCAGCGACAGATGCATCCTGCTTCTTTTTAGCCAGTGTAGAAATATAGTTGATGGTAGACCCGAGCCGGGTTTTTCCAAACTCTTCTTTTGCCGCATCTTTAAAGCTTTTCTTCGGAGAATTCTCCCCAATAGAAGCCGAAGATCCAACCTTTATTTTTTCTCCAAAATCCATTAAGGATTTCTGAAGATTAGATTTTTTATTCGAGGACTTATCCCTCTTTGATTTTTGAAGTTCTCCTCCGGTGTTCTCAATCCCTTTATCTTCTTTAGGTTTAACAGGGACAGAGAGCTTCTGAACGTCAGAAACAGATACAGTTTCTCGGTATCCCTCTATGAAAGACTTTACTTCTTCCCCTAAAAAATCAGGATCTTGAGCTATCTCATCAGCATAGTCTCTGGAAGTTTTGCTCTTGAAGCTGGCTATCTCGTCTGCTGGAACTTTTACCCCAAAAGAATTTGTTACAAACTCACCTAATTTAGGAGAGCCTGAAACAATCTCGGCAGACCTTTTGCCCGACTGTGTTTTTTTAGATTTAGAATCTTCATCCTCCATTTTCATAAGTTGAGACATCTTATCCAGTGGATTTACACTATCCCCTTTTTGTAACTCAACTACTTCTGGTCCATTTTCTCCTACTAATGCTACTCCAGGGCGGCTAACTTTTCCACCGGATGCCATTTTAGGAATATTTGGGAACTTTCCAACAACTGCACTTACTAAATCCCTCGTAATTTTCCCTTTTCCGGATTCCTCCCTCTTCCCAGCAATTTTACCAATGTCAGGAAGGCTATCCTTTATGGTTTTTCCCAGATTTTCAAGAAAATTCTTATTTTGATTAGCTTCTGCACTGGACTTGTCTGAGGTTTCTGATTTTTTCTTAGCAGAGATTTCTAAGTTCTTAGATAAAGTCTTCTGAGACTCTGAATTTATTTTGTTGGAATCCCTAATTTCTTTTGCAAGAACATCTAGATTTCTAGTAAGATCAGACAGTTCTTGAATTAATTTTTTGGGTGTTTCCATCAATTTATTTTTTCTTTATATATCAGGAAAAGATCTATTTTGAAAAATTGAAGAGCTCTTTCTTTCCTGATTCTTCTAGAGCTTCCCTGTTTTCTCTCTCCACTGCTTGGTTGAGTTTCTCGATCCACATCTGATACTCATAGTAGGGAATGGACTCAATCCAGTTTGGATCCAGACCATGTTCCTTCCACATTCTGAACTTCAGATCAAAGAAGTTCTCCAAAGATATCTGAAATAACGAAAAGAGATTTGAATCCTCCGGGAAAGGTTATAGGGGCGGTGACCTCGGCACCGCAGGTGGGACACGTGACGTTAACGTCCAGTTGAGTCCCGATTTTTATAGTTTCACAAAGTTCAAAATAGAGGGAAAATTCCTCTTTGGACCACTCGTTAGATTCAATCATCCTCTGATTAATCTTATTGGAATCCAATCCTCTCCACTCTTCAAAGATAAATGGAGCAATCTTAGCAAAGCTCTCTTCCACTTCGATTCCCTTTCTTTCCGATTCAACTACGAAGGAAGAAACTGCTTCCATCACTCCAATAGAAGGAACAGACATTCGAATTTCCTTTCCGATTTTTCTAACAGGGAAAACAAAGTTTCTAGAGACGGGGGAATAATACTTCATCACTCTTGAATCAATTTCATAGTCGGAGAGAATTCCAGTTCTCAGTTCTATCCCATTAGAGATTGGACAGGCTTCTTTCTTGCCACAGGTAGTCGTAGGGGTAATGATGATCCTATTCTCCCCTTGGATAAAGGTCAAATCTCGAATCGCCATAATCAAGAAAAATCTATCTTCCTGCTTTAGATCCTTATAGGAAACAACACCTTCGCTGGGAAAGTGCATCGTGCTGCACTTACTGAGGATGAAGTTTAACCTCTCGTTTAGGTCGATTAAATCTTCCTCGTCTATACTCGAAAAGTGTCTAATTTCTTTTACCTCTGCAGCTCTGATTGCAATCTTAGTTCCCTCCGGGTAAAAAAGTCCCTTGGAAGGTAGAACTGATAGGGGAAGATTCTTCCAGCCAAATTCCAGTCCAGGAGAAAATTCAGGCTGAGGAACCCTTTGCGGTTCAATTCTTCCTAAATCAGGAGGTCTAGAATCTAAAGGTGCTGCTGATCTAGATCTAATTTCTTCTAGGGAAGGATTTAAAACATGAGGAGGCGTATATAGAGGAGTTTGTCTTGCCTCTAAATCCTCGCGAGTTGGGGTTTGGATAACGGATGATTCCGGAATGAAGGGATCGTCGTACTGAACTCCTCCTTCCATTTCTTTTCTTGCTAGGATTTCCTCAGGGGATAATCCTGCTAAAATTCCTTGATTGTCTAGTCCCATATTAATTTAAATTGTTATTTTATATACCCAACACAACAAAAAGACTGATATTCTTATTTTAGAATATCAGTCTCGTAGAAGTTTCTCTTTTTGGTAAATTAACCAGGAATTTTATCTATAGCTACTTTAGCTTGTTTTACCAAAGGTTTTTCTAAAGCGGTCTTCTCGGTGTACTCTCCAATTTTATGGTCATCAGAATTCCAGTCATTAACGATGGGCTTAACTGCTCTTAGAAGTGCCTCGGAAATTTTATCCATCTTAAAATTTTCATCCTTTTTACCGCTATAAACAGTTACGTAGAATTTATCATCATCGGACGGATTACCGAATAGGTACCTCGGGAAAATACTCTTTCCAGCTAGCAAAAGGGCCTGAGCAATTTTAAATCTAGTTTGATAATCAGTTTTTCCGTAGACTTTTTGGATGTTAGAAAAGCTGAGACCCGTAGGTTCAGCATCTTTATTCTCCTTATGTCTCTTCATTATCTCGTCAATAGCGGTCTGGGCTTTCTTAGGGTCCCAAGGTGCTGCTTCGTTGATGCTCTGAACAAAAGAGTTAAAATCTGATAAATTTTTCATTTTATTTTTAATTTTTAAGTTTATAGGAACTGATCCTGCCAGTAGTCTGCCTTCCAGCTAGTTTCTAGGGTGTAGAGGTTTTCCCCTGCATTATAATCTAGATTCATTGGGTTGATGTTTGCTGTCAAGAAGCAGTTGTTTAGACTAATTCTTCTGAAGACATCTCCTTGCTTATTAAAGATGGAAACCACGATAGATCCAACGTAGTCTTTCTTTATGCCCATTGCACCTGTCAATGGATTGTAGATCAGATCTGCCCATTGTCTCATGATTTTATAGACGATCATCGAGTTCTGTTCGTTTAAGTTTACTTCAAATTGTATGTTGAATGCAACTGAAGTATCTGCCGGAGCACCTCCCGCATATCTTCTCTCTGCAAACTTATAGAACTGGCTAGAAACTCCGCCCGGCTGAATGTCAACTGCAAGTCCAGAGATTGATTTCACCTGTTGGGTTAAAATTCCCTCCCCTCTGAATCTGGTGTTAGCTAAAGTAACACTTGCTGGTGGGGTAACTAAAACCTCAAACTGGTTGAGATAAACTGGTTCGTATAGTTTTACGCCTGCCGTTGAGTTTGTAAAATGTGGTAATCCTGCCATTTCTCTTTGTTATTTTATAGGAATTGATCGTCCCAGTAGTCTACTGCCCAGGTCATAGTAACGTTATAAATATCAGTAGCCTGATAATCTAGCTCCATTACTGTTAGTGGAGAAGTAGGGAAACAGTCTTTACAGGTAATCCTTCTGAACACGTCCCCTTGTTTATTGAAGACCGAAATAACGATGGATCCAATATAGTCCCTCTTTACTCCCATTGCACCAGTTAGAGGATTGTAAATCAAATCCGTCCACTGTCTTAGTGTTTTAAACACATACATCGAGTTAGCATCATTTAAGTTGACGGTAAAACTAAGAGACAAATCAAATACTGTCCGATCCGGCTTTGCACCAGCATAGTTTCTAACTGCAAACTTATATCTCTGCTCGATTGGTGCAGGGGTCTTATCAACTTCTAAACCGCTGAGGTTCGTTACCTGCTGAACAAGAATTTGGCCGCCCAAAACCGGTCCTGGAGGGGTAACTAGAACCTCGAACTGGTTGAGGTAAACAGGTTCGTAATTGTTTATCCCAAACAGTGAATTTTGATAATGTGGTAATCCAGCCATTTAGTTCGTTTTCTTATTTTCTATATTTATCCGATTCTTCCCGATGCTAAAAATTATCGATTACGCAAACTGGATAAATCCTCCTGCTGCGATACCTCCGGTTCTAGTAACAGTAATTCTGTTGATGAACTTCTGGATTCCTCTAGCAGGTTCAAGAATTACGTCGATGATACCGATGTTTTGATCGATTACTGAAGGAGGGTTGTTTGAAGCATCCATGATTACTTGGTAAGCATAAATTCCTCCACCAGATCTAACCCCGTCAAGGTAGTTGTCCACCAGAGTCTTAATTTCAAGTCTGATAGAATCCTCGTTGAAGTCGAACAAGTAGTTAGAAAGAATCTGTTCTACATCGTTCTCTACGCTGATCAGTAGGTCTCTCACGTGAACTAGACTGAATGCAGAATTAACTGTCTGGTAAGCAGTCTGGTTACCGAAGATAACAACTCCAAGTCCTCTCTTTTTGATGATTGGGTTGATACCGAAAGGCTCTAACCATCCTCTGTCTTCTAGTGTAAAGTCGTATTCAACTCCAACTAGGTTGGTTCCTGCGATTGTTCCTCTCTTCTGACCTGCCACGATAGCGTAAGGTTCTCCGTTTGCAAACTTAGCAACGAAGTTGTTAGATACAAATGCTGCTGGCGGAACGTTTACGTTTCTGTTGTTCTCCCTTAGTGTAATATAAGGGGAGTAGTATGCTGCGTAAGAAGCACCTAGAGCCTGAGGGGGAAGTGAGAAAGTATACGTTGGGTTTAGAGAAAGATTACCTCCGTCTGCAATATACTGGGTTTGTAGAGATGGATACGGATCAACTGCAGTAGGTGCTGCGGTAAATCTGGGATCTACAGAAGCCTGGAATTGAGCCATCGAAGGAGCATTGATTAGGGCAAGAGCTTGTCCTCTCATCATAGCCAATTTACTCAACTGGTATTTAGAGTTAGGAAGAATTACTCCGCTGAATGTATCAACGATGTATCTGAACGAGATAACGTCCTTAGTTGCAAGAGTTGCTGCAATGTTCGTGTTGTACATCACATCTAGAATTGCCTCTACTCTAGCATCAGTTCCATTTGGTCTGTGGAAGTCGTTGAGCTGGAATCCGTCCAGGTAAGTAAAGTCGAACGATGTAGTAAACTGAGGGATAGATTGGAACTTTTGAACTTGAAGTCCGGTATTTCCCCCCGAGTAGAAGTAGATAGGTCTTGCAGTTGTTACTGTTACAATGTTACCCAAAGATGTGGTAGCCACCGAAGTAACCTTAGTCAGCCTCTGCTGTCTGTTGGTGTTCTCGATTTGGCATAGATCTTGGTCGGTAGAAACTAGAAGATCCCCTACAGAAACAGTAAATAACGAGCTGTCCATCTTAAATGATGTAACGCTAGTCTTTCCTGCGATTCCCCCGTTAACGTCGATGTATTCATTAATACTTCCGATCGAAGAAATGATATTTAGCTTATTTGTTGCAGGGAAACCAGCGGTTGCACCTGTGTTGATAGAAGGGAAAGAAGCACCAAAATTAGTGATAGCTTCTAAAGTATTACCAGATCTAGAAATGTTAGTGTATCCAAATGCATAGTAGATTGAATATTGGTCCCTATCAACGTCTTGGTTATACGAAAGGTATTGAAGATTAGTTCCTAAGTCATTCTGATAAATCGTATCTCCGTCCTGCAGTTCCGCATAAAGAACATTCTGATAGAAAGGGGTTGTAAGTTGTCCAACTAGTGCATTAGCATATCCTGTCGGTGCAGAAGATGAGGTTGCCCCAGTTCCTCCTGGTCCTAGTGTGAATTGAATTCCTAGAGAATCGGAAGCACCGAACTGGTAAGTTGCAGTTGCTCCAATGTCACCGGTAATACCGTAAGGTGCATAAACTGTAGTTCCGTAATCTGAAGCGTAAGGGGTTACTACAACTCCGAGATTTCTATATTGGGTAGTGTCCAGAGGGTGAGTAAATGCAATCTGAAGATTTCCATTAACCTCATTAACATTGGCAACTTTAAGTTTTACTAGATCACCTTGGGAGAATTGATTTATAACGGAACCTGTTAGTCCTCCAGGGAGAGTCGTGATTTGCCCAACCACATAAGGATTGTAGGTAGACGTAGGGGTTAGGAAGTCCTTAAGGTCTAAAAGATCTGCTGCAGACATTCCAGAGAATGGTCCAGATGCTCCGGTAACCCCAATCAAGAAGTGAAGTCCTGCAACGTATAGGTTGGGATTATAAGGTTGGAATCCATACTCAGAAATACCAGCAGTTCCACCAAAAGTAGCGGATGGCTTGAAGCCAGGAAGACAGTATAGACTACCGACCGGTCCAGTTTCTCCTGTCGAATCGGTTAGAATTGAATAGTTCTGGGTGTAAAGATAATCCTGTAGTAAGTTCTGGTCATAAGACAAGAAATTAAGCTTAGCATCTTGAATATCTCTATCTCCTGAAAGCTCGTCAATCAAGTGGTTTCCAACTAAATCCACTTTATATGGGTTAGTACAGAGATTTTCTAGGGCTTGCTCATCAACTGCACAGAATAGGCCGTTACCTGGTGTGTTGTTGTTGATCAGGGTCTGAATGTATTCGTTATTACCATTCAGGTTGACAAAGTCAATAATTAAACATCCGGTTGTAATGGAAATGATCTGAACGTCCTGTTGATTCAAGAAGTTAGTCATCTGACTCTTGATGAATCCATTAGGCGTAAAGAAGCTGCTCCACTGAGGATCTTGGGAAAGAGCAACATAGTCGGTCCAGTCCCCTGCAACTGCAATTACATCAATAAACCAATCTGAAATATAGTCATAAGGGTTAACATAGGACGGAACGTTTCCTGCTCCATACCAGTCGATTGCAAAAATATCATATCCCTGTAGGGGAGGATTAGCATCTGTTGATTTTCTAACTATAACAGACATAGCAGTAGAACCAAGGTTTACCAGGTTGAAGATTCTTCCCTGATCCACGATAGATCTAGTTGCCAAGAAATACTGTGTATCTGCATACCAGAATCTCTCTTTATTATAGTATGATGCCAAAAGCTTATCTCTAAGGATTCCGTTTGGCTGCTCAGTGTCTACAGAATACCCAAAATAAGGGGTTTTATCTGCAGTCGGACTGCTCTCGTCGCTGTTGAGTCTAAGTAGATTCAGAGCGAAGACTGGACCTGCGTTTAGACAGGTGAAGATAGATCTTTGGAAGAAAGAACCCTTCGCTTCTAGTGTTCTGTCGATGTCCCCGAAGATAGCCAGAGCTGTCGTTACATCAGGGATGTACACAGGAGCATTGAAAGGACCTTTATTAGAGAATCCCACGATCAGACGAATCGTCTGAGTTGTTAAGATGACGTTCGCTGACGCATCGAACTCCAAGGTATAAACTCCAGAAGCTTTAAATTGGGATAAATCAAGTTTGACTTTTTGTGCCATTATTTAGTGATATTTTTTGCTTTGTATATATCTAACCGCATTCCCATAAAAAGTGGGCTTACCAGTTCGATTTATATATCTGAAGGGGAAACGATTTTTAGAGGAGAGAATTGAAGGAGTCGTAGAACCCTCCATCTTTAGTCTTCATCTTGCTGCCCGACTGAACCCCGTTTTCCCCGTCGACTTTAATCTCAATCATTCTTCTGTATGAAGGATCAATTTCGTCGTAGAGATCCTCAATTAGATCGTTAAAATCACTGGATTCAAAGAGGGCAGAGAGGTTGACTAGTGTCATTGCAACGTCGTCGTGTCCGGACTGGGAAGAGTATGTTCCCCTGCCGTTCATCCCGAAAGAGAATAGTTCTGCAATCGTCCACTTCTTTTCATTGACGATGACTCGATTAGTTCTAATAATCTGTCTCAGCGACTCACAGTATTTTAATTTATTATTTCCGCTGTATTTAATTCCCGGCTTTTTAATCCTTGCTGTCTCGCTGTGCTTAGTGTAGACGAAAATCTCCTCTGTGATGGAGTCGTTGTTCAGGAGCTTATCCATCAGGAGTTCTCCCTTATAGTTTAGCTCCAGTAGAATCTTAACCCTATCCGGCTCAAAAATATCGACTATTGTGCTTTCAACTAACTTCTTAAAGTCTTCAATCTGGACCTCGTTGTCCCGATAAACCCCAACTTGAAGCAGACCGAAGAAATCAGACTCGTCTTCAAAATCGTCTAGGTCCTCTATCACCTTCTTGGGGAGAGGAACAATCTTGAAAACGTTCATAACGGTGAAGTCTCCTCCACCTCCTCCTGCAAGATCGATAGAAAGAACGAATTTTCTTCCCGATTGCTCAAGAGAATTTGGATCAAATTTTGGGTGCCATTTAAAGTTTGCATACCTTATTCCAAGGTCTTCGAAGGCTTCAACCTCTTTCCACTCATACTCGGTCTCGTTTGCCTTAATTCTCTGAAGCTCTTTAGATCCAAGCAGAAGGGTGGATGAACTTAAAAACTGGTTTCCGTATTCCTGATTGAATAGTTCTTCGCTCCCTAAGTTGGCAATCTCATTCTTCTTCCACTGATCGTCTCTTCCTGGAACTTGCCACCAGTCGACTCTGACTGGATTGAACGTGTTCTCCCCTGTCAGTGCTCCCTGGTAAATCTCCCAGAATTTGTTCTGCCCATTCGGAGTAGAGGTAATAATAATTCTAGAAACCTTCGAAGAAGAAACTGTTGGATAGGTTGATCTAAAGAAAGACTCGATAAAGTTTGGATGAATGTGTGCAAACTCGTCCATGTATAAAAAGTGAATGGTAAAACCAATCGCTGATGTTTTAGTTGTTGTCTTAGCAATTGCTCTGCATCCATTATCAAACTTCATCGACATGACGTTATTAACCACTATCCCAGGCTTTAGAAAGAAGGGAAGACCTTTCACGATCGCTTTGATCTTGTCCATCAATTCCTCTGCAGTCGATCCGACGTTGGCCAGGATCATCGCATTCTTGTCGTGGTTGAACAGTAGATACCAGACTAGGATGATCGCAGATGTGATAGATTTTCCAACCTGTCTCGGGGCTAGGAAGACGTTAAACCTGTGATTCTGATATTCTTTTAGAACTGATGTTTGATAGTCCCTCAGAGTAATGTAATTTAGACCTTCGTCGGTCATTACCTGACAATATTTAGAGAAGTATGTTACATCCTTGGCGCACTTTTGGATCTCAAGGATCTCTTCCTTTGTGTACTCCCACAGAATATTTGCCCTTTTGAGATCAGGGTTTCCGTCGTGAAAGGGATTGTCCACAGACTTATAGTCCAGTCCAAGCTCCTCGATCTTCCAGAGCAGTTCGTCCACTTTCTCCGTCGACCAATAATTACTTTCTATTTCTTCTTCAGCACTCATTCAGAGTTTAATTAAAGAGATCGTCCTCGACCTCAAATCCATCTTCTTCTCCGGAGTCAAGTTCCTCTCTAGTGATAGAAAGTTCTGCTTTTCTCTTGGCGTTGACAATCGCATTCTCGTTGGTCTCTTCCGGATGAACGTCTTCAATCTCGGTTCCAAGAATATCTCTGAGACCCTCCATGAGACCCTTAGTTCCACGAACTTTGATTCCAGTTTCTAGTTGATTTGTAGTTCCAAACGAGGGGGTTCCGTCCTCCCCGTTGTACTCCATTCTCATTCCACCTTCGTAGGCCTTCTTTTCACCTTCGGTTCGAAGTCTGATGTAGCTGTCCTCCATCTTGTTCATGTACTGCTGATAGTCTTTAGGCATCTGCATGATCTGGGACTGCAGCTGGGCTAGAACTTCAAACATCCTTGGATTTGCATTTCCGAGATCAATTTCTTCTAGCAGTTTAGTAATTGCGTGCTGGGCAGTCTTGAGCTGGAGCATCATCGAAGAGATGTTCATCGCATCGATCTTCTGCTTATAGTTCACGTAGTCTGACTTTTCGATCAGATTTTCTTTCAGATAAAAGTCCACGATGGAGGACATCAGCAGTCTAGCGTCGTTTCCGACGTCAGACTTTGCAGTGGCAAAATCCATAATGTCGGTCGTCTTCATTCTAGGAAGGTCAGAAGGGGAAATCCCCATATCGTCTAGCCCTTCGTCCATGAGAATTTGATCCAGGGTAGACTTAATGTTCTCCTGGACGATTTTCTCTGGTTTTGGTTTTCTTCTTGGCATATATTTCCGATTAAGAAATTACTTTCTGTTGGCAAATTTAGGAAGCTTGAGCTTCGGCTGGGCGTTGTCTATAATGTGAGCCAGCTGGGCATCTCTAACGATGTTCTGATTCAAGACTATGGACTGCTTGTCTATATCTATCATCTGCTTAAATAGTCTAATATTGCTGATGAAGAGAGGAGAGGTCATTACCTTATAAGAATTGTTGTCAGTTCCATAGTATGGGCTGTTCAGATCAGTGTTCAGATCCGGCTCTGCAGCAAAGGTATAAGGGGCAGAAAGGGATCTAACGTACTCGTGCACATTGATCAGACTGCTGGACTGCTCCTGAGGATTGGTTGGATCGTAGGACATCTCCCACATGTTGATCGCAACCTGTTTATATTTGTTGGAAACGTTAACGACCATCGCATACCAATCACCAAATACTGGTGTAAACTGAAGAGGGGAGTTGATGATTAGATCATTTAGAACAACCTCAACACTGCCTACACCCAGGTAGCTAGAATTAGCGGGCTCGTTGACCCCAGAATGGATTATGTCGATCCTAAATCCTTTTACGGATCCGTTTGTGCTAATATACAATCCATTCAAGAAGTTTCTGGCCTGGGCCTTCTGCATCCTCCAGGCAGATCTATTCTGAGCCATCGGCATATTTGGGTTAGCAACAGAGAATTGGAATTCGTTGATAACAGATCTAACTCTAAATCCACCTGTGTGGTTTGCATCTGCCGAGATGGCAACATACCCTTCTGGATTTTCCGAGTAAGATCTCCACTGCTGAAGTCCGTGACGATAAGGGTGTGTGCTATAGATAATCTTGGTGTCGTCCTGAGAAACGACCGTGATAGGCAGAGAAGGGTATGCCTTCTTAGTCATCTTAGATTGATCGAAGTAGTTTCTAATGTTAAACCAAGCAGTGTAAGCTAGCTCACCGGCCTCTGTTAGAATAGGAAGGGTTCTATACCTCACAGCTTGTCTGTATTCCGCAGGATCGTAGATAAACTCTGCATTGTACTGGAACGAGTCGGACATATCGTAGTAGTGGTTGAACACGATCGTCCAGTTGTTGTTTAGATCATATCCAACTATCGGAAGGTCGTTGTAGAGGTAAGACCGGGTTGGATCTGGATCCCTGTTCTGGGTGCTGGTGACGTACTGCTGAGGTTTGGTCAATTTCTCCTCCTCTGCTACAGTCTCCGCTCCGAATAAGGTCTGAGAATTTAGGGCAATTCCATCCAGCTGCTCCTTGTATGCTGGATCGTTGTAATAGGTATTGGACTTTGGCTGGTACTTCTTCAGTTCAATCTTGAAGTAGACTGGCGAGTACATAAAGTCTCTGAAGAGGTACATCGAGTTGATCTCATAAATTCTGTTGGTCAGAGGGAAGTAGATGATGTCTCTTTTTCTAGGTTGGGCACCCCTCCCGAAGAAGGACTCAAAGTAAATCTTATCGATGTGGATCTCGAATGGCTCTTCAAACTGGAGACCGAACGGATCGAAGTTGATTTTATTATCTGGAAACTGGTTCTGCGGAACCATCACCTTGACGCACTTCTCATCGACGACGTCGTAGAGGGTAAACTCTTTTAGGATCACATCCTTAGATCTCGACTGGGCTTGCACAGAATAGTAGTTTACTTCCCATCCAAATAGTTTATTGACAGAAAGGCTGAGGTCCTGATATAGATTGAGTGCAGAGTTTACTGCGTATGGATTAAATGTTATCTGGGTACAATCGGTATTGAAGACGACCGGGCGGTTACTCCTCTCTTCTGAGCACGAAGGAACAGGCTGTCTAATAATTTCGTTAGTTGGATCAAATGGAAATGCATAGGTGACATCCAGATTGAAATCGACGATTATCACTGTTGGAGAGATTGGCTGATCACCTTGGTAGGCTATAGTTCCGTCGTTGTTTCTGACCGTCGAGGTGAATCTAAATTCAGGATAGAAGGGCTGATCTGGATTTAGCTCAATGATAAAAAGGTTGGACTTCTCATTAGAGGTATTGGACTGAGAAATACCGGTAAGAGCAGTTCCCACGTTGGTCCAGAGGGACCAGGTTTCCCCGTCGACAGAATATCTAAAGTCGATAGAAATGTCTTGCGTGTCTAGATCGACTGGATTGGCAGACGTGTTTAGACAATCAATGATCCACCCGTTTAAAGAGGAGACGTTGCGATAGGGCTTGTCCCAACTGAGAACCCTATAACTTCCTATGTAGGTGAAGTTCAGTGCAGAGTCGATCTGCTCCTTTCTAAGGGCGAGCCATTCTGCTCCAGTTACATTTATTATTGGCCCGGTTGGTCCAGTCGGACCCGTAGTTAAAAATCCATTCCCGCAGGGTGCATAGTAGTAGGCGGTTCCTCCTTCGGGATAGGGAATACCCTGAATGTGATATCCGTTGCATCCAATCTGGGCTGCTCTAGCTAGAGCTCCTTCTACCGTGGTAAATAGATCGTCGGTCGAGGACAGAGGTGGCTTCGCAGTATTTGGAAGATCATCGGCATAGGCATACCTCGGATCGGTGATATCGTACTGCTCTCCGTTTCCGTTGTAGACCGGCTGTCCTTCTTTAGGAAATCTATTGTCTGGGTAAAATGTCATCTAGTCGAATATATTTAGGGATTGACCCTATTATATATCCTTGGCCAGATAAGGTAAATTTAAAGAGGAATTAAAGACTGGTTAGTAAAAAATACCGGATCTTTTTAATTACCATACCCATCGACCTGAATAATTTGCATCTATAAATTTATTTTTAACACAAAGATACCAGCCAAATTTAAAGTAGGTCGAAATTACGGTATAGCCCATCTTTTTTAACATCTCAATTGAAGATTTTGTCATCTCTTCGGTGTACTCTGCTGGATTTAGCCAATCATGAAAACTAATTATAATTTGATTTATTTTAGAAAAATCGGTTTCATCTAAACTATCCAGAAAAGAATATTCAGAACCCTCGATATTAATTTTTAGTATCGAGACTTTATCAATATCAAATTTTTCACAAAATGTTTTCCACGAAAGCATTTCGTATAGGTCTTTTTCATTTCCATCGATATTATAGTTTACTCTTCCCCCAATTTCATTATTATTTGGTTTGTCCATTTTAACTTTAGCATCCGATGGACCTAAAACTCCTTTAAATAACTCGGCACCATTTGGAGTTGTTTCTTCAAATGGATCAACACCAATTACTCTCTTCATACCAAGCCAATAATTTGACCAATCCCAATATAAACACCCCAAATCTACTATACACCCCTCGCTGTCTACCGAATTCCAGTCAAAAGTTGACCAAAATTCTCCTTTTATCGTTTCTTCTAATTTAATCATTACAGTAAATGTTGGATTTGTTCAATTACCATTTCCGGAGTAATTGATTTATGACACTCAAACTGTCTTTCGGTTCCTTTGTGTTCGGGACACCAATACCAGTCACCCTTGTCAAACTTAAACATTGGGTTATTCCAGCATCCGTTACAAACTTTATCGTTTGTAATTCGGGTGCAGTTGAGGGTAAATTCATGGTCAGATTCGGTAAAATTAGAAATCATAACAACATGCTTACCTAATCCCCAACTTAACCAGGAGAGTCCGCTAGATAGTCCAATTACAAACTCACTGTGATGAATTACGTTCATAGTGTTCTCCATAGAATCGTCCTCTAGATTAATAGCACCTTCTACCTTGTCACCGTCTTTTGAAATATTGATCACCTTGTAGTCTAAACCATTAAGGTATTTTACTAGTTCAGTCCACCCGTTGGGATTATTCCAGAGCTTGCACCCTGCAGTCGAGTTTGTTGCAACACAAACGTACTTCCCGTTGTAAGGTCTTTCTTTTGGGTCAAAATAAATATTGGATTGGATTTCTTTAAAATCTAACCCAAGTATATTGGTTATTGATTTTTGAAGAGGTACCGATGAAGGATACTCGGGTTCTTTCTCCTTATCATAAAACCATCCTATATTGAACATTGCGTGAATATTATGAACCACACCACCAGGAGGAACAAATGTTATGCTGGGATATGATTTTTCAAATAGGAAATTCTTAAAAGTGGAGACGATCAGTTCGCATTCGTTAATTTTTCTAAACTCCTCGCAGTAAGGCACCCACGAAATTGTATCTCCCAAAGACGATGAGTCGAATGCAATGTAAACCCGCTTACCCTTAAAATTAATTGTTTCCTGTGCAATCACGGTTGAGTTATAATGGATCTCATATCTTATCCCATTGTAATATCTTCTGTTTAATCTAGAATACATCCCACCCTTTAACGTTGTTTGGTAAAGCGGGGTATTATCTCTGTCAAAAATTTTAACTACGAACTCTTTATCGCTATCAGAGCTAAGGCTCAAATAGAATCCTTCAATGTGATTCCAATTGATGGAGACCTTTGGTAACGGTTCATCTCCAAAAGAAGTTATGTATTGATCTCTAAATTCCAAGCCCGATGGTGAGGACGTGTCATACTCAATATCGTTGATTTTTAAAATGTTCATAATTTATTGCCAATATTTGTAAATATTTTTATCGACTTCATAATTCATATTTTTAATCATTCTATTTGGTTGAGACATTGCCCAAATAAACAAATTTTCAATTAATTCATTAATATTTGTATTATCTGTAAATTTTAAATCTTGAATTGCCTTTGTGTGGTCGCAATAAGCGTGTTTAACCTCATGTCGTTCCTCCCCATATTCTATATTTGAATGATAGCCAAATTTAATACCTATATTTTGAACCCTAGTTGCAATTTCATTTATTGAATAATATTTTTCAGCACCGATATTATATGTTTGATTGTCAAATTTTAAAATTAAATTTTCAAAAACTTCCATGTAATATTTTACATCTGAAAATGCTCTTGTTTGTTCGCCATCACCATATATCAAAATAGGTTCACCATTTAATACTCTTCTAATAAAAATACCTATTACATTTCTATACCTATCCCAAATATTTTGATAAATTCCCAATACATTATGAGGTCTAATTATATTATATTTTAATCCAAATTGATTATTAGCGGATATTATATCTTGCTCCACTGAAAATTTTGCAATACCATATGGGTCAATTGGTGATGGTACCATGTTCTCATTAAATGGTGGTATTTGTTTCCCGTAAACTGCCATAGATGACGTAAACACTATTTTAATATCTCTTTGTATACAATGATTTATTAAATTAACTGAGGAAATTACATTGTTGGTATAATTGAATTTACGGATAAATGGGGATAGACCTTCAGCGGCATAAGCGGCAAAATGAAATACACAATCAATATTATGAGTATTAAAAATTTCATTTAAATCTGAAGTTTCTAGATTTAATTCGTAAAATTTAAAATTTTCATTAGTCGGTAGAAAATCTTCATATCCACCAAAAAAATTATCAATACCAATAACTTTATATCCTTTAGATAAAAGATATCTAGAAAAATTGGAACCAAGTAATCCCGCGCACCCTGTAATTAAAATTTTTTTCATTTATTTTTTGTTATTTTATAAAACTCTGGTGACCATCTGCATAAATCTTCGTTAAACGAAAGGTCTTTGAACGTTAAATTTAATTTATTAAAATTATTTCTGTCGTTATCCCCACTATCTACCCTACCTTTTTCTGGTGTGGTTGAAGATAAAAAATGTATCATTGGTGAATTTAAGATATATGCACCTTTAAAACCTGAGGAGTAAAGTTTTGAGTAAATGTAATCATCCCCAAAATAAAATATCAAATTATTAGGAATTTCGTTATAATTAGACTTTCTAAAAAATAAATCCCAGCCTTGCCTGTACGGGGTTTCCATAATAACATATTCTAAATTTTCGTCCCAGGATGAATAATTTTTATTATTTGTAACGTGGTTAACAAACCCAACTGATGGTTCTAAGTCCATAACAGAAATTGATGAAGATAAAAAATTTGGTGATAAACGAACATCATTATTAAGTAAACAAATAAACTCAGTATCGGATTCTTTAACAAAATCATTCCATACTTGATTTACTGGTTTATTATAACCAGTGTTATAAACACTTAAAACATTTATTTTACCATAAAATGAACCATTTAAATGATTATCAAATAACAAATTTAAATAATCCCAAGTACCTTCTTCAGTACTATTTTGGTCAATTATGGTTAGATTAAAAGGAACATCCTGTAATAACAAATCCTCAACACATTGTTTTGTATATTCTAATGTATTTAAGTTTATAATTAAAATTGATATATTAATATTCATTGTCTTTAATTTTTAAACCAAAAAATACCACAATTATCAATTACTTGTATGTCACTATGAATATTTTTTTCATTTCTAAAGTCTGACACTGCTTTTACACAATTTGGTAAACAATAATCATCAATAATTATCACACCATTAGATGACAATTTATCATACAAATTAGTCAAAACATCAATTGTAGACCCATACATATCTCCATCACATCTACATATAGATAAAGATTTAATTTCATCATTATTGTGTAAAGTGTCTGAAAACCACCCTTTAATGAATTTTACTTTGTCGTCTAATAAACCATATATTGAAAAATTAGAGATTACATCATCTAATGAAACATTTAAATAATCATTAGTGTAATGAGTGTCTCCGATATCTTGGGGGTATTTTTCTAAATCAGGTTTTGGTAGACCTTCAAAAGAGTCACAAACAAAAACTTTTTTATCCATTTTATAAAAATCTAAATATGCTTTCATAAAAATTGTTGCACCGCCCCTCCACACACCGGTCTCAATTAAATCCCCATCAATGTTATTAATTCTAATATAATCCATCATCTTATGTAAATTATTTAATCTTTTAAGACCAATCATCGTGTGTGCTCTGACTGGCCAATCAAGACCTTCTAGTCTATCATTTGAAATAGGTTGTAATAAAGAATTTTCCATAATATCATAATTTGGATAACTATTTTTGAAGAAATTAGTGTAGGATAAATCATCTAAACTATCAGTAAGTATTCTTTTTAGGAAGTTTAATTTTAAAGAAATATTTTTATCCTCATAAAAAGGTTTATCTAACCAGCTATAAAAATTTTTATAATCAATTAGGTTTAATGATGATTTTCTATTTTTATCAAAAATAGAAAATTCATAATATTCATTTTTGTCATTACATAATTTTTGAGACCCCCTTTTAATCAAACCAACACCCCAATCACAATCAATTACACACATATCTAAATTAGGGTTAGTACATCTTAATTTATAAAAGGATTTCCAAACAGTACCATTCCATATACCCATTGCTGGAGTATCATGATTTGAATAATCCTCTCTAGCATGATGTAGAGTTGGTGGATTACAGTCATGAACAACAATAATTCCATTTTCAGAAAGGTGATTCAAGGAGTTTGTAATATCCCTCTCAACTTGGTATGACAAATGAAGTCCATCAATAAAAATTATATCCCATTTATAATTAGGATCTTTATCTAAACTACCGG